TTGCCGGTGTTCGCGATTACATTAACCGCTAGAGTCGCGACGGTTCCCATCTTTGTCCTTTCCATACTTGGCGGCGACCGCTTGCTGAAAGCTGGACACGCTGCCGCGTTTTCGTTTTCTATTTGGTATATAATCGGAGGGGCGAGTTCCTTCGCCCTTTCCACCGTTCGCCGCGTATATCATCGAGGCGATCGTCCCCGTTTTAACCCACTCAATATCAGACCCGAACGGCTCAAGAAATAAACCGAAAGCCATCCACTCCTGAAACTGCTCAGGCGTAATCATACTCAGCATGAGATCAACGTCGATGAATCCGAGTTCTAAGGCGAGTCGGATGGCAAATCTTCGACGGTGATCTTTTCTGAGTTTTTTACTGTGTCCTCAATATCCCCCTTGTTGAATCCACAATGCTCCTGAGCCGCGTCATATATCCGCGAGGATACAAACGAATCCATCTCGCCGATCTTATCGATGTCCGAGTTCAAAAATATTCGCTCGTTGTTTTCATCGACAAGACATAACGCAATCAGGCGACGCGTCGCATCCTGTAATCGTTCGCGTAAAATGCCGCGACCGCTTTTCGCAATTAGTCGAGTTTCATATGTTGACTTTTCTTTCTCGCTTAGGCTTTGGATGCGGACAGTAATCCCCGCGTCTGCTAGTTCTAAGTCGATATAACGTCGGTCGCATAATTTGAGCAACGCCGTTCTATTCGCTATCGTCATCGTCAAGACTCCCCTCGTCTTCGAGTTCTTCGTCAGTTTCGTCGTCGTATTCTTCGAGTAGGTCATCAGGCACGTCTGGAACCATGCCGACGGTGCTGTGACTGACGCCGACCAGCTTGCTGACCGCTTCGCGAATCAGGGGGACATCCTGATCCTCAAAGTTGACGATTAAACTGATCGCACCGCCTTCGACGTTCGACGCGTATCCGATTAATGAATCACCGTCGAGATAAATCGCGAGCTGATCCGTCGCACAATCTGGGTCGATCTTCGTGCATGGGTGCGCGTCTATTGTTATTCTATCTTTCATCAATTCCCCCTTAAATTAATTAACTACCGACTGAATAAACTGGTGCAGTCTCGCCGTCGAATTGCACTGTACAACTCATCTGCATGACACCGCCGACGCTGCACTCGCTCGTTGAACGACTGGAGATGAACCCAGTCCCCGCGAAGGTTGCAGCGGCTCCGGCTGCGGTCGCCTTTGTGAATGTGATCGTAATAGTCTCCGCGACTGCTGTGATGTCTGGTAATGCCTGAGCCGAACTATATAAGAATTCGACGTCGACGGTTCCAGCGTCATAGATGTCAGCAGGTATCGACTTCTTTGCACCGCCTGCGGCGATTGATAGATCACTTATGTCGAGGACTTCCCGCGACTGCTCAACAGCAGACACCGAGAGAATTTTTCCCGTTAATGCAGAGGTTCCAAATGAAACGGCTGCGCCCTGTGCGTTGTAATTTTTTAGCGTCATCTTCTGTCCCTTTATTTAGTAGGTTGGTATGGTTTGATTGTGCGTGATTTCTAAACTTAATGCGACAACATGCCGACCGAGATCGCTCCCGTCGATCGGCGGTGTGTACTGTTCAAAGCGTCCGAGCAATCGACAGGCGTTGACTTGCTCGTCGCCCATCGCCCCAAAATATCCTTGAGTGACCAGCCGCACCTGTTCGGCGATGTCGTTGCTGGTGATGTGGTTTGTGCTGATGCACTCGACATCCATCACGGCACGATAGGAACCGCTGGAACCTGTCAGCACATCATCAGGCGAGCCGCCCATCACGTCATACACGACCGCAGGCAGGTCGGCATTTTGCGGCAGTACCGACGGATAAATACGCGTACCGACGAGATCGGTGATCGCCGACTTAGTGAGCAAATACGTTCTTAGTCCGACGCCTATATCAGCCACTAGAAACCGCCTTTTCTTCTTCTGCTCGAATTAGTTCTTGCAGTTTGCTCTTGAATATTTTTACCGCTTCCGGCTTGCTGGCGATGACTGCTCGTTTCATGAATCGCAGCGGCGAACCACCACCGAAACGAGGATCAAACTCGATGTATACGCTATAGTGCAGTTTCTCTCGTTTTGCTTTCGGAATACCGACCTTCATCCCGTAGTTACCTGCAAGCCTCGCCTCTTTTCCTAGGTCTGCGCTGCTCGTCCTGAGTCCCTTTGACAATGCTTTCGTATCTTTGAGGACGTATTGCCGAGCATATCGCAGCGTCACGTTGGTCGCTTGTCTGAGTGCCTTCTTGCCAATGCTCTTGCGCTGCTTCTTCTCCAGTTGTTTGAACTTCTTGTCGAGTTCTGGGATGCCTGTGACTTCCATCCCGACTCGCGCGCTCGTTTTTTCGCCAGCAATAAAAGGCATCAGACGTCCTCCTTGCAATAGAGCCAAAGTTCTTTGGCTCTGGCGTCCTGATGCTGGACGCTGATGATGTTGAGCGTTCGACTTCGATTAAAATAATCATATTTGACCCGCATCTCTGGCGTCGGAAACTCGTCCTCGCGTGGATAATGAATAATAAACACCGTGTCAATTATTCCGACCTCCTGCGTTCCCATCTTGGTCTGTGTGCCGCCGCGATCCCAGACGTCCGCGTTGCAGTTCCGCACCTCGCTCCATGTCGTGGACTGCTGACCGGCGTCGTCAACGCTGGTCGATCGCTTCTCGATTGTTATGCGTTGTTTCATTCGTCGCATTATGGATATTGACCCCATTTGAGCGAATCGATTAAAGACTCGTATCCGACCGGCACAATATTGACCGATCCGTGAGCTGTGACCGATGGCGAGTTAAATAGGTGACTTATGAGCATTAAAATCGCAAACTTCGCCACAGGATCGACGCTGGCGACAGTTGATCCGTATCCTGACACATACGTCACCTTGACGTCATCGTAGTGTCCTCGCACTGTGGGAAAAGATTCGCCGTCATTGAGGACGATCCGGCTCGGTGTGTTGCTTGAATCGACCGAATACGTGGACGCTGACAAGGTTTGAGTCGCGTCAGCGGTGTCGACATAGGTGACACTGGTCACGCTTTGGACGGGTGCTGTCGGTAGTTCGATGATCCCATTAGTTGGGAAGGTATCCATCGACAGGACGTGGGTCTGTGTGATTAAACTGCGTCGGGTGTCCTGCTCTACTCGGCGACGTGCGACGTCGATCAGTCGATCGAGTTGCGAATCGTAATAATTATCATCAAGGTCGAGATGTAATCTCGCATCTTCGACGGTGACAGGACTGGAAACAGGTACAACAGAAACATAGTCACGAGTTTTGGTCATTGCCATTGGGGGACTTCTTTCGCTTGCGTGCCTTCGGTTTTGGTTTGGGTGCTACAACGGCAAAGCCGCGACTGACTAGGATGTCAGCCAGCGGCTTCGGCACGTCATAACTTGTCGCAGCGCGATAAGATCGCCATTCTTTTTCAAATTTCAATCTCATCGTCATTCCATAATTCCCCATATCAGGACTAACTTGCTGCTGTGAATAAACCGACCAAAGCACCCGCGTCTGAACCGTCTCCGGCATCGTGGACGTTGATGTCATAGCGAGTCGTTCCCTTGACTGCTGTGATGTCGTTTGCCCAGAAAGCCTCCTCGGATACGCTGATCTCTACATCTTCCCGATCGCCGATGATGACGCCCTCGTTCCAGTTTCCGAAGATCGCCCCGCAAGTGCTAACCGCATCGGCTGGCATTTGATCGGAGATGTAAACAGGGAACCCGAACAACTGAGGAGCTGCACCAGATGCCAAGTCGCTCAAGGTGTTACCACCAGCGGCATAAACAAGGTTCTGGATATAGCTCGCCCATGCGACGCGACCGATCAACCAAGCAGGCGAAGCAGATGCATAATATTTGTCAGGCATCAACCCGACCAAAGCATTGAGGTCAGTCAACGCAATGTTTGCAAAGCTAGTATCGCCTGATCCCATAGTCACCTTTGAGGCGGCTCCCATTGCTGACAGGACTCCGGTTTCTGAACCGTAGGTCGAAGTTCCGTCACCGTTGACGAGTTCGTTGTCCTCTTGAACAGCGAACGCGTTACCGATTGCGACAGCTAGATCGTCAATTACATTGATAACCGAATCGTGTAGCAATTCGTTCGACGTCTTGGCGATGACTGCACGCTTGACGGCTGCGAGTGCAACTTGTCCCCATGTCTGGTCGCTGGCAGTAATTTCAGCGGCTTCGGCTGGGTAGTCGACGGTCAATCCGGCGGTCACTTTTGGGATGTTCATCACGTCGCTGGACATG